TTTCGGTCTTATCTTTCGTGTAAGGAACGGGGAATCGAACCCGACAAAAGGCTGTGTTGTAGCCCCCGTGACACCAGTCACTTCTACTAAAATCTGGACTCACGCCGGTAGAAACAACGTAAGCTGCGAAAGTTTTTACGGATACTCACAAACCGAACGCTCAATGCATTGTTAAGAGTTCTGGACCGGATCACTTCATCTTCCAAGACTGTGTTACATGGTCATAATAATATTCGGTGTTACCTCTTCCGGAACTAGTTCCACGAAGACCACCTCTATTAAAATCGCCACCACCACCTGGAGGATGCCGAGTCCCGGGCGGGAACCGCTCAGCAGGGGGTGGCCGCAGCGGTATGTCTACCACTGCGGTGCCCCCCTCATCTCAATAGCCATTGGTTAAGCGACCAGTGGCATTCCTGGCAAAGGACATAGACCAGGCTCGCGCAGCAGTAGTAGCTACATTAGTGAGACCGCGAACAACGCCACGTTGCCAGCCAGGGAAATTCCTGTCAAGCATGGCAGTTGCATCTGTGATCCTATGCATCCAACTATCACTGGGAGGAGGAATGATCTCAATCTGACCATTACGAGCAGCAAGCTCCAGCTCAACCACCTTAACGATGTTAAATGTTAAGGTATTGGCAGTAGCTGCAGCGCCACGCCAAGCAATGCACATACCTGTTACCATACCGGGATTTGGACAAGAAATCACAGTATTGTAAACAGCAGCATTACCTGACCAGAAACAAGAATCTGCTTGTAGTGTAGGGGAACCAACCAAACCAGCAGCGTCGCCACCATCAGTTCGGAAAACACTTTGTTCCTCATTGGGTCTCCAAATAGCCTCATGACCATCTATCTGGAAACGATCCCTCTCTGAAGCATAACCAAAAATCTCATCTACAGTTGGAAAAGCCAAACCGGTACCTCCAGCATTATTGTTGAAGGCGTTCAATGAGAAATTAGGCACAACAGCCACCTGCCCTTGGATCGCAGATAACGCGCCTAAATACTCTAATTGTAAGCACGCAGACAAAGTCTTGGCACGCGAAAAAGCAGAGGTTGATGTGAGCAACCCAGAAGCTGGGTCAGCGACAAACAACCCCGACGAATTAGCAGCGACCATACCCGCTGGGGCAGCAACCGTATTGGTTGGTCTAGTGGTCGTGGAATTATTAGTAAAATAAAACGCACTAGCACTAGATTGGGCGTTGGTTACTCCATGGAACGAAGGAAACACCACTACATATCCTGACGACTCAGTACCAGACAAAGTAACGCTAGTTCTGAGTCGCTCTAAGACGACACCTGGATTCTCGGGACCCAAGGCACGGACCAGGGGACCGTGACAGGGGTTCGCCACCAATGTGGCGTAAGGCGTCATCTTATTGACGACGGCCTTTCCCTTTCGTCTTCTTCCGGACTTTGCCTTTGCCACCACTACTGGCACTGGCATCATCTGGAGTTTCTTGCTTGAACTCTTCTTCTTTCTTGGCATCTAAATGTAAATTTTGTACAGCCGGGATTAAAACCTCTGTAGGAAGCGACTTACTAACTTCGGAGGCTGGGACTGGTGTGACAAAAACGTCCCGAAATAATGCTTCGTAAGGGAAAGACAAAAACATATTGTTAGTACTCTTAATGTATCCGTGAGGGAAATCAGCCCAATCTGTCGCTGTATCATACGCGTGACATACTTGAGTCAACGTCCCCAAAGACATGCCCAAAGTCTGACAAATCCATGTCTCGACGATCTGGACACCTAATGCGTCGGTCGGAATAGGTAACTGTGTGCCTTCCAACATGGTGTACACAAACCCAGCCTGACTTCTGCATAAGTCATCATAACGCTTATCAATCTTAAACCCACGAGCCGCAAGGATCCTGAGTACTGCTTTACATAAATTACCAACCAGTGGAATTGTTGGATACATCCGAACATAAGGCTCACACTTACGATACAGGACTTGATCCACTGGTACGCCTTTCAAATGCGTGAAGGCGATTTTCGAGACGAATCTAGATACATCCGGAACGTATATTTCCATACTTGGCATTCGACACATGCCAAGAAAACTACATGCCTCATCATACGGCACATGTTTAACTTTCAATGGTAGACCCAACAAGTCTGATACGTTCATTAATGACTCAACACTCCCGTGAGCCACCGTTAAACCGTCATCCCCTCCATAAACACCAAGCTTAGAGAACGCTGCCTTTGACTTATGCCCCAAAGTACGGAGCCAATGGTAAAACAAGAAAGCCATCGCAATGGTATTGAAGATTGATGTCCCACCTTCACCAGAACGACGGGACCAATACAATTTCATCTTGGTCCCAAACTTGGTACGAGGTTCATCATCCTCATACTGAGATGAATGAATCTCAGTAACCAAGTCGTGGTACTTCTTGTTGTAGAACCGCAATAACAACTTCAGTTCTAAATCCCTAAAGAAGGAAGAGATGTTAGCATCCATTTTCGTGCCATCAGTCTCATACTTCCCAGGGCAATTACCATCATTGTCCCTCAAACTTAAGTCCTCCCGTATAACCTTATCAAGACAAGAACGCAAATGATCAGCGTCTCCGAAACCGTACGATGGCCCAAGAGTCTTCTTGACAATCTGGGCAAAGGGGTGAATCATTTGGCTGGTAGTAACACGCTTACCAGCGTTCGG